GCCATTACAGAGCCTCTATGAAATCAACTTCAAATTTATATAAATCTATATCGTCAGTATTAAATTGCTGAATGTCATTAGTCAGTCTTACAGTGAATGGAACATTATCATAAGTTATTGTGGCATCATCAGCTAGGTTTTCTCTTAATGGTGGCTCTATAGTAAGAGTAGATGCATTTCCTGATGGGTTTACATCTTCAATAATCATATAGACTTTGCTATGACTACCAAACTTAATTAAATCACCTGCTAAAAATGCACCATTAGAATTATTATGATGTCCGTTAACTGTAATGGTTGTATCTCCTGCGGTATGTGCGCCATTGACTAATACAGTTCCTTGTTCATTTCCTCTAGCACTAGAAATAACAGGTGGAACTATTTGGAATGTTTCTTTTTGACCTCTTTGTTTAATTATAAATGCATAAACAGGTGCAAATTTAGTTCTTCCCATAGGTGGGTATGAAGCTGAGAACTTCCATCTTTGACCATCTATTTGAACACTGAACATCTTTCCACTGTCTGTAGTAGATGTGATTGTTTTTTGTTCGGAACTAAATCCTAATGCTTTAAATGTAGGTGATGTTGGATATGTGCCACTCATTAAATCAATGCTTCCTTCCCTTGACTGTTCAGTGCATCATTTATCACATTAACAATAACACTTCTACGTTTAACTAATAAATTATCAAATCCTTCTGTGTCATTAGCCATAATATTGACATTCACTACTGTTCCTTTGTTTAGATTATCATTAGATACAATCGTTCCTGATTGATTTGGTACAAACATCTCTCTACCTTGTTCACCCACAATATAAGGTTGTCCTGCAGTCACGCTACCACCTAATGCTCTTGGAGGAGGTGCTGATCTAATTGCTGCAATCTGAGCCGCACCTTTAGCAGCAGTAATAGCAGCTTCTATATATCCTACTGGAAATCCTTTTTTTAAACCTGCGGCAACACCTTGAGCGGTACTCATAATAGCATCACCAATCGCTAATGCCTGATTTAATCTAAATGCTTCTTTATTAAATGTGGCTAAATTACCTAGAATATCTTTACCTGCACCTATAAGAATTTCTTTCTTTTTCTCTTGTGTCATTTCCTCAAACACAATTTCTCTTGCTCTACCTTTTTTTAACTCATCTAAAAATCTTCTTTCATTTTCTAATTTTTGATTATTTATTCTTTCTCGTTCATCTAATGCTGCAAGTGCCTCTGCAGTTTCCATATCTCTGATTTCTTTATTTGCTTGATATATTCTTGATGAAGCAGCAAGATTTCTTTCAGCAAATTTTTGCATAGCTTTTGCTAATTCTTCATTTGTTGACATAGCATCTTTTGCTTCATTCTTAACTTCAACAAAATTATGTGATACAACTTTTGCAAAAGCAGATTGTTGTTTACCTAAGTTTTCAAAATGAATATTTTGAAAAGCAATTCTTAATTCATTTATTTGTCGTCTATATTGGATAATATTATTTAATCTATCTGTCTCTGCTTTTGATAATTTATCTAAATCTATATCTTCAATATTAAAAACATCTATACCTCTTTCACTTAGTGATGTTTCCAATCCTTTTAATGCTTTTTGCACAATATCCATTTTAGCTTGTGCTTCATCTAAGTTATCAATATTTACAAATGCACCTTCAGGAATTTCCTTTGCTTTAGCCATCAAATCTTCTATTTGCCCCATTAAGAAACTGATAGTACCAAAAGCTACCATGCCTTTTTTACCAAATAACAATACTGAGATTATTCCTGCTTCTTGTACAATAGTTGGTAGACTTTGAAATCCACTAATAGTAGTGCCTAAACCATCTGCAATACTTTTAACGGCAGGTGCTATGCTCTTTATAGTAGATGATGTTTTTTGAATTGCTCCTGCAAAATTTTTACCAATAGAATTTGCTATATCTTTAATTTGTTGTTCATTTTCTTCTAAAAATTCATTTAGATCACCAAACTCTTTTTTTAATTCATCAAAAAAACCTTCCGCTACATCTTTTTGAAAATTAAAATACTTATCTCCAATCATTGAGATAGTTCCGTCTAATGTTTGTGCTAAGTCTTTTGTTGCATTTGCAAATTTACCATCACCACTAAATGCTTTTTCAAATGCGGCTACTGTTTCATCAACTGAAACTTTTGCACCTTCTTTGAATCCTAATAAACTCCTTACACCTTTCTCTCTAAATATATCTGCACTAGCAATACCACCTGCAAATGATCTTTGAATTTGACTAGCTGCAGTTTCAAAATCTAATCCTGTGACTGCTGCTACATTACCAGTAATTTCCAATATTCTGTTAAGATCGTCTGCATCTTTAGATACAACTGCAAGATTACCAGATGCTCTAGATATAGCCTCTAATGAAAATGGTACTTTACCTGCAAACTCTGAGAGATTATCAAATGCTTTTGATCCTTCTTTTGCTGATCCGAATAAAAACTTAAATCTAACTCCAAGACTTTCTACTTCTCTGCCAACATCAACAAATGATTTTACTGCTGCACCTGCACCAATACCTATTAATGCACCTTTTAAGCTAAATACTGATGATTTTACTGAGTTGAGCCTATTTTGTACTCCTGTTAAGGCTCTTTTCGTTTTGTCTTTTGCGATAATGTCAATATTGAGTTTTTTAGTCATTATCTTCTTTTACCTTGCATCTTTTCTTTATTCAATGCTTTTTGTTCTTCTTCGTGTTTGAGATTATAATATGCTGCCCATGAATTAAATTCTTCTACTGGCATTTGCATGAGTTCGCCAATAGTTTTGTGTAGTTTTTCTGCTAGGAAAAAATGAAACCTGTAATCAGGATCAGAATTTAGTTTTTTTTTAAGGTGTCTGAAGATGGGATTGTTCCCATGATTTGTCCTGCTACCCTGCCTATAATATCAGGATCAACAAACTTCTTCATTTTAATCTTACTCTCTAGATCAAACATTCTCTCACCATCTTTTGTTTCTGCTTTCTTAATAATAACATCTACTAGTACAGTGAGATCACTATCGTTTGATCCTTTGAATATTTCAGATTTTTCAAGCAGCGTGAATGGTTTAACATAAATGGCATCTTCGCCAGTTAAGTTCCATTCTTCAACTTCTATAATTTTTATCTCTTGGTGTTTAAAGTGTGAGATAGCACCTTCAAGGTAATCCTTTTTTGGCATTTATAAATTATACAGTTGTTGTGCTTACGCCGCCTGAGAATTGCACTGTTATTGTTCTAGCAATAACTCCGTCTAAAGATACGTTCTGAGATACGCCAGTCACTAAAGCAGTTCCAGTGTAATATGTATCTGCTGAATCTGCACCTTCAGGGTATAAGTTTAAAGTCACTGATGCACCTACTGTTAATGCGCCTTGACCTGAACTATCTGTTTCATCCCAGTGACATTCAATAGTACCTGTAGCATCTGATCTTAATGTTTTATACGTCTTAGATGTATCTGTAAGGCTTGTATCTTCAACTGTATCGCTAGTTTCATCAATAGTAAAACCAGTCACTTCCGCAACTGTATCTGTTCCTACTTTGACTACTCCGCTTGTTCCGACATGGGTTGCCATTCGCTTACTCCTTCATTTGTTTGTTGTTGTTCATCTACTTCTACATCTTTTTTCTTAGATGATCTAGTAGATTTTTTTTCTTGCTCAAGTTTATATCCTTTAGCTAGAAACTTGTCTATATCCTTATCCCAAATCTCAATGGTGTCATTTCCATTTGGCATAAATATTTTAATTCGTTTAGCCATTATGATGTACCTCTAACAAATTCATAGAATACCCTTACCACAATTCTTATTCCGCCCAAAGGATATAATGTACCTTCATCAGATGATATCTCTACTATTTTTGTTTCTTTGGCATTACCACCTCTAGTTCTGTCTGTATCTAGAGTTTCTTCTATAACTTCTATAAGCTGATTGCGTTTGGTATCTAGGTTGCTATCTGTGCCTTTCACATACCCCACAAGAACATAATCAATAGTTCCTGATCTTTTACCTGCTGCATAATCTCCTAGTGCAAAATCTTCTCTTGTTTCATCTCCAGTAGTGACATAAATCGCAGGGAATTGAGGATCAGCTAAATCTTCCTGCGGATTAATTGGCTCTCTGGTAATCTTCTTTAATTCAATAGGGGATGTGACCGCATCTAAGGTACTGATAATATTAGCTGCTATATCTTCTCGTAAACTCATAATTTCAACTCCTTTTCTAACACAGAAAAGAATATCTTTTCAATCTTTACTTCTTCATCTTTAGAAATACTAAAGAACTCTCTTTTAACTTTCTTTCTCCCTGCTCCTGCTTCATCATGGAAAAATGCTTTTCTATTAGCAAATCCTTGTCTAAAGAATAATTCACCTTTACTAGCTGATATTTTGCTAGTTAATGAACTAAACATTTGACCAGTATCAGTAAGATCAACTACTCCTGATTGTTTAACTGCGGCTCGTTTATATTTAGGTGAGTAGGGAGCAAATGCTTTACCTCTAAAATCTATACCTCTGGATTGAGTTCTTTTCTTGATAGCACCAATCTCAAATGCTGCTGCATTAGCTAAGGCTTTCTTAATAGCCTTCGGTACTCTTTGGGAAACTTTGAGCAGTTCTTTTTTAACTGCAATAGAATTGTCCTTAGCAGTAATGGATGCGACCATTATCTTACTAAGCGTAAATGGTGAATTGGCTCTTTCTCGCTATCTGAGATAGTTCCGCTATCATCCTCATCATAATTTACCCCATCACGCAATACGGATTGGAACTCCTCATTATATTTCTTTCTGTAATAATCCATTTTAACTTGGAATGTATCTGCACCATCTCCGCCTTGTGGATCTTTCCATTTAGTAAGCATAGGCAGGATATAATCTGATAATGCTTTATAAACTACACATCTAGTCCATTGAGCATTAGTTAATTTACTACTATCTAATTCTAGAGATGTCACTTTAGTAATATCTTTGTAGCGTACAGTATGGCGGTATCTCTCCCACCATTCTTCTCTAATCTGTCTAATAACATCATTCTCAGCGTGTTGTAGTTGTGTATCAAAGTCAGCTATTCCATATTCAGCTATATCAGGTTGATATTGCTGCACATCTGTTAATGCTACTGAAAATTCTGTGGTTGCCATTAATCTTCTTTCTTCTTCCTAGTTTTCTTTGGTTTATCTTCAGCAGGTTTATTATCTACTAGATCAAACCCTCTTAATTTCCAATGTATTAAATTTTTTTCCCAATCAAATTTTGTTCTTGTGATTATTTTATCGCCTTTTTTTAATTTAACTAATTTAGTCATAAAATCTCCTTAGCAGGTGGGGATAAACCCCACCCACAAGCATATACTACTGGATTGATGAATCAAAGTGTAATTCAACACCATAAGAATCATGCAATTCGCCTACACCATAAACGGCAGTAGCAACAATCTCGTCTGCTCTTAGAGAAGCATCTCTTTGAGTTTCAATCTTGATGTCCTGCATCATAGCTAGTGCTAATGCATCCTTATGGAATATCGCACCTTTGTAATCACCTGCAGTACCAGTGTTAGCCATATTTGAAGTTTCAAATACGCTAATACCTGCAATTTGACCTACAAAACCTGAGCGTAGTGCTTCGTTCTGTAAATCACCTGCATTTGGATTTGCAAATGTGTTTGTTAAGTTTGCTTTTAAGTCATAAGCAATCTTAGGGTGTAATACTGCATAACACTCACTAACAGGTAGACCTGCTGCTCTTAGTGTTGATGCTGCATTGAAGATAGATGAAGCAGCTATTGCTCCAGTTCCATCACCAAGTGTGGTTGAGAAACCATCAAATAATGCGATTAGATCCTCATCCATTTTCTTGGCGATACCTTCACCAAATAATCTACCAATATCTGCAGCAACATTTCTTGGTGCTGAGTTTCTTGCTAGATCAGTAAGTGTAGTCATTACACCTACTTCTGATGCAGTAATTGTCACTGATGACGGATTAACTGCAGTATTTGACAGATCAGTTGCTTCCGCTACTGCTGCTGCTGCTATTGCTGAATAAATCGGAACTTCCACAGACTTACCGCCACCTGCGATAGTGTAGTTCTTTACTAAGTTCTTCATAATAGATTGCTCTTGAATTACGAACTCAGCTTCAGCAACGATTTCTGTATATAGTTCACTTAACGTTGAACTGGTACTTTCGTTTGCCATGTTATAACTCCTTTAGTTATTTGTTTAGTTTAATTTGAGTAACTGAATCTCTCTGTTTGCGGTATTCCGCATACATTTTGCGATCTTCAGGATTACTCATGTCTAAGTCCGCAACATTTAAAGTCTTTTGCGTAGTTGACTTTCCCACATTACTAACACTTCCGCTCCCTGCAGGAGTTGCGCTTTGAAAGTGTGCGTTCTGCGTTAAAAACTCTTGCACTGCCTCATCAACAGTCAGCAAGTCGCCTTCTTTGTTATATCTAGGAGTTCCAGAATTATCAAGCACTTCTACTTTACCTTCTTGATTTAGTTGCACTTGGCTTTTCATTAACTCTTTGATTTGGTCTGGTGAAATTGCTCTATGTTTAGAAGCAGCATTGATTAATTGCTTATCAACTCTCTCGCTTTTGAGTTCTTGCTCTAACTTGGATAGTTTCTCATTATACTCTAAGGTTTTCTTCTTCATTACCTCATCAAACTTACCTCGCTCTAGCTGCTTTTCTTCTTCAACCTTTTTGCGTTCTTCAATAGCTGCTTTAGCTTCAGTTATGTCATTAACACCTAAAGATTCTAATAATTGTTTCTCTTGTCTGTAAAGTCTGTCTTTAACGACCTTATCAATATCAAATTGACTTGGTTTAGGTTGTTCTACTGGTTGTTCCTGTTTAGCTTCTACTGTTTCAGTAGTTGATTGTTCCACCTGTTCCGTTTTATTCTCGTCAGACATAATTATAACTCCTTTGTTAGTTATTTATTTAAGAGATACAGAAAAAATAAAGATTTTACAACTCTGCATTTTCAGGAACATCACCTTTTATTAATTTTATCTGCTTCTCATTAAAAGGTTTGTTAAGTTCTATAGCACTATCTATCATACCTGCTACTTCGTCTGCAAATTCTCCTTTGATCCCAAAATATGATGTAGGGAAATCTCCAAATTTTTCTTCATAATCAATTACTTTGTTTATAAATTCATCTTTTGTCATAATTTGTTAAACTCCTCAAAATAAAAATCAAACTCAGAAGTGGTATTAGGAGCATACCAGTTCATAAGTTTTTTATTAATATTACTAAAATCTCCCCTGATTAATGTATTGTAATTTGCAAATGCCTCTGATGGCTCACCTTGCATAACTTTATTTTTACTATCTCTGTAAATAACCCTTCTCCCTTCGTAGTATGATTTTTTATGCCCATATCCTATTTTTTCTCTTGTTATTCCCCCAACAAAATCCGCAAAATCAGATTTCCATAATCTATCTCTAGTTCTAAAAACTAGCTTTTTTTCAATTTGTAATGCTAATTTATATATTGCTCTATAATATAATTCAGAAGAAACATCTGCATATTTAAGTAATTCTTCTTTAGTTAGTGGGAAACCTTTTTTGGAAACTATCTTATCAGTGGCATCTTGAAATACCTTTGCCATTTGTCCTAATTTGCTTTGTGCTGCTAAATTTTCAATTTTATCAATTTCTTCATAATAACTATCTA